ATAGCAGTGCTGATATGCTTAAAATTGAATGGTCTAATCCAACTCTAGATCAGTTAGATAGTTGGGGAAATATAGACAGCCTCAATGCTTTAGGTAATATTGATAATCTATCAAGTCTTGCGGTTTTGCAGGGTTCGGCAAGCATTGCAACAACTGCGAGTGTAACTGCTGAAATACAATTTGCGATTGAGATTGAAGGATCTGTTTCAACCAGTGCGAGTATAAGTGCTAGTGCTNTTAAGATTAGAACTGCTTCAGCAGGAATTGCGACAACCGCTTCAGTTACATCNACCCCTATTAGAATTAGAACTATGGGGGCAACNACTGCTTCGGTTGGGGCGGTATCAGCTACAGCNACATATGAAGTTACAGTTGTCGGAAACATAAGCACAAGTGCCTCTATCACAGCAACAGCACTAAGGGTTCAATCAGTAACATCAAGTGTTGCAACAAGTGCTTCAATATCTGCAAATGCGATTAGAGTTAGGGTAGCGAGTGCAAGTGTTTCGACTGAGGCAAGTGTAACATCTACACCTAATTATGAAGTAAATGTTTCTGCTAGTTCTTCAGTATCAGCAAGCACGAATGTCTCTGCAAAAATTATTGGAGAAGATTGGTCTAATATTGCTGATGGATCTGAGACTTGGGCAATACAAAATATTGGTTCAGAAGTATGGACAACTCAAAATGTTGGAAGTGAGGTTTGGTTTAGACAATGATTAATTTTGGCGAATGGTTGCCTGATCAGCCTGATTTAGAAAATAAAGGTGTTACAGTTGCAAAGAATGTAATCCCTGCCATTTCAGGATATAGACCAATAAATAGTTTTCAGGCTGTATCAAACGCAGGCGATGCTATTTTAAAAGGAATATTTGCTTCAAAAGATAATGCAGGCAATGTTAAGTTATTTGCAGGAAATGCCAGTAAATTATATGAATTTAATGCTTCAAATTCTAATCTAACAAGTGTTGGAAAAGGTGGCGGATATTCTTTATCAGAAGATGAATATTGGAGATTTGTTCAGTTTGGAACAAGTGTTATTGCTTCAGGTGGTGTAGGAGAAGCACTTCAAGAATATACGTTAGGAACAGATAGTGCTTTTGCTGATCTAGCTAATGCTCCAAAAGCTGATTTTATGGCAGTTGTCAGGGATCAAGTTTGGATTGCCAATATAGATGAAGGCTCAGGAAGAGTTCCTTTTAGGACTAGATGGTCAGGCATTAATGATGCAACCAGTTGGTCAGTTGGAACTGATCAGGCAGATTTTCAAGATATTGTAGATGCAGGGGCAATCACTGGATTAGTTGGCGGAGAATATGCAACTATACTTTTAGAAAAAGCTATTTGTATTGCTCAATATGTCGGTACTCCTTTAATCTATCAGATTGACAAAGTAGAAACTCAAAGAGGTTGTGCTTATTCAGGATCAGTTGGAAACGTAGGTCGGCTTGTTTTCTTTTTGTCGGAGGATGGTTTCTATAGTTTTGATGGAAAAGGTAGCACTCCAATAGGTGCTGAGAAAATAAACAAGTTTTTCTTCAAAGATTTTAATAGTGCTTTTGATTTTAAAATGAGTTGTGCAGTAGATCCAACAAATCAGATTGTTGCGTGGTCTTATGTATCAAATGGAAACACTTCAGGATCAACTCCTGATAAATTATTGATGTATAATTATGCTGTTGGTAAATGGTCTATAGCTGAAGTTTCAGCAGATTTAATATCTCCATTTTATACCGCAGGATATACATTAGAGGGATTGGATGCTTTAAGTTCTACATTAGAAGGATTGCCTGCTCCATTAGATAGTAATTTATATAAGGGCGGTAACTTTCTATTTGGCGGAAGTCTATCAAGCAAAATTCATGCTTTTACTGGTCAGCCATTAGATGCAACGATTGAAACCGCAGAGTTTGCAGTCAATAAAGGTAAACATTCACTGGTAACAAGAACAGTTCCTTATTTCAGAGATGGGGCGGTTACAATGCAAGTTGGTGCGAGAGATCGTCAAGATGATGATGTGGTGTTTTCAACTGCGAATAACTTAACTGATGAAGGTTTTGTTCAGCATAGATCGCAAGGCAGATTTCATAGAATAAGAATGAATATTTCAGGATTTTGGGATTTTGCTCAGGGGGTTGATATTGAAGGTCAGCCATTAGGTAGAAGATGACAAGAGTTAATAACTATAAAAGATTATCCCCATTAGGCGATGAGCCACGAACAATATCGACAGTTGTTAATAATATTTTAGATGGGAAATTAAATTCCACTGGAGCAATTACATTAACTAATAGTTCGGCAACGACAACATTATCTGATGATCGTATTGGAGAAGATAGTGTCATTTTGTTTATGCCAATTACAAGTAATGCTTCGACAACGACTATTCATGTTACAGCGAGACAAAAAGGTCAGGCAACATTAAATCATGCAAATGCTACAACCACTAGATCCTTTGAGTACGTCATTTTCGGATGATGCTGATAGGTGTAGAAACTGGATTGTTGATGCTCTTCGGTATGCTCACAATAGTCATACTTATGAACAAGTTATAGACATCGTCAAAAGAGGAGATGCTCAGTTATGGACATTTTCTGATAGTGCGATTGTAACTGAAATTATTGATTATCCGCAACGCAGAACTCTGCGATTTTGGCTTGCAGGCGGAAACTTAAAAACACTGTTAGACGTAGAGCCAAAAATTAGAAAATGGTCTATATTATATCAATGCGAAGCGGTTGAGATTATAGGCAGAAAAGGTTGGGAAAAAGTTCTTAAAGGATATGAACCAACAGCAATCGTTTTAATAAAGGAATATTGATTATGTCAAAAGGTGGTGGTGGCGGAAGTTCAGGAACAGTTAATACTCAGGTTGAACCGCCTGCGTATGCAAAGCCATTTTTAGAATATGGTTTAGCACAAGCCAAAGACAGATACACTTCAGAAATGCCTTCATATTATCCAAACTCAACTACGATTGGATTTGCTCCTGAAAGTGAAATGGCTCTCAATATGCAGAGGGATAGAGCCTTAGATCCCTAACAGCATGACAGCTATGAGCCAAAATGTAATTAATCAAAATTTAATGGGAACAAATCCATTAATGAGTATGGCATTTAAGCCTGCTATTGATGCGGTAACATCTCAGTTTGCAAAGTCAGGAAGATATGGATCAGGTGCTAATCAGCAAGCAATGACTTCGGCTCTTGCTCCTTATGCTTATCAGGCTCAACAAGATGCTCTAAAACTTGCTCCATCATATCAGAATTTAGATGCACAGCAATTAGCACAAGTTGGGTCAGCTAGAGAAAGCGATGCTATGGCTCAGTTGCAGGATAATATAAACAGATTTAATTATGAGCAAAATATAGATGATCAGAAGCTACAAAACTATATGGGGGTTGTTGGTGGCGGAACAGTTGGTTCTCAAACAATTAATCCAGTATTTAGAAATCAGGGTGCTAGTGCTTTGGGCGGTGCTTTAGGTGGGTCTCAATTAGCAAGTATGGCAGGATTTAATCCGATGTATGGTGCTATTGCAGGCGGATTGTTGGGGTACTCATAATGTCTTTATTAGGAAATATATATAAAAGACCTCAGATGGGATTATTAGGAAATGTTCCGATGCCTATGATGAGACCTCAGAATTTAAGAACTCCATCTAATCAAAACATGATGCCAAGTCAAAATATGATGCCTGCTCTACCGATGCCGATGGCTAGACCTCAGAATTTACCAACTGCAAATTTACTAACTGCTCCAAAGAATAATTTTGGTTTTGGTAAAAACTTTGATGACCCTATGACACAAGGCATATTAGGTGCAAGTATTGGATTACTTGATGCAGGCGGATATACAACAATGCCAACATCTTTTGGTCAGAATTTGGCTCAGGGAATGAAAATGGGTATGGGTGCATATAATTCTGCTAGAGATAAAGCTAACAAAAACAATCTTCAGGTTGTTGGCGGATCTTTAATTGATACGTCTGATCCTAAAAATCCAAAGGTTGTTTATGAGGGCAATAAGAGCAAATCAAAGACTTCATTATTAGGCGGTGGGAAATATGTTGCTGTAACTGCTCCTGATGGCAGTGTAACTTATGACAAAAGTGGACTTTACGACACTATTATTGAAGATGAAAAAAGAGCAAAAGCTGAAAAATTATCTAACAGTAAATTATCAGGAACTCTTCAAAAAGCCGAAACTGACGATATTTTTGCATTAGAAACTGCTAAAAACATCATGTCTGACATAGACAAGTTTGATCAGCTAATAACTGATGGAAAACTAGAGTTTGGAGTTATAGATAGTATTGGCGATTATGTTAAAGGTGCTACTGGAACTCAGGGGCAAGAAGAGATAAATTCATCTAAATTTAAATCTTTTATACAAAAATTAAGAAACGATAGCTTGAAATTGGCAAAAGGTATTCAAACTGATGCTGATGCTGAAAGAGTTATGGGCGAACTTTTTGATGCTTTTGATAGTAATGACGATGACGTTGTTCAGCAAAAACTAAGAGAAATCAAAAATATTAATCAAAGAAGTATTTCTATTAGGAAGAAATCAATCGTCAATAGAAGAGATGGTCAAAATGTAAAACCATTTGATTTCTCAACATTAGGCAATATTACAACTCCTGACAGCAACTCCACTCCTGATAT